AATCTTAACCTGCATTATCTATCTAGCCTTTGGCCTACTGGCTGCTTTTCATCTAGCTTAATGTTGCCATCACCATCTGCGTCATACTCAACGCCATCTGCTAATACAGATTCTAGCTCTTCGCCATATCTTGCTTTATAAAAGTCGATCATGTTCCCGAAACGGTCGCCTTCTGTCCAGTTAGTTAACTGAGGTAACGCATAACGCCATAACACTAGGTAGGCACTCGTCATAGTAAACTGCGTACCTGTTAGCTTAGAGTTATCCATTTCGCCAGACAAGCCTTTGCGCGGCCACCACTTAATGCGTAGCTCACGTTCAATGTCTTCTTTAGCTTTAGGATGCTCTAATGTAAAAGACTCGATACCAAGATCGAGAATATCAGGAATCAGCTTTAATAAATCTTCATCGCTTGAGTAAGCCATTACCACTTCACCTTATCTGCCCAGTATGCCGCTGATGCTGTTTTATCTTTGCGACCTCTTGCTATGTCTTTTGCAAACCTTGCCTTAAATGACCTGCGCTTGGCTTTGTCTGCTAATGATTCATTTTTGCGGGGCGGCTTGTTGTCTGCGCCCTGTTGACCGAACCTAATTAGCTTTATCTTGTCGCCTTCTTTAGCCAACACAGCGTGACTCTTAGTGCCATGCTTAGGGGTGCGTTTAGGCTTGTTGTAGCCTTCAAAACTTTCACCGCGATAATTTATAGCCATATAAACCTCGTAAGAAAGCCCCCTCCGAAGAAGGGGCAGTCAGTCTTACAGTGCAGCGTCAGACAGAATCTCAACACCGAATGCATCGTCAAGCTCTGCAACACCATATACAGCAGTGGCGTTAAGCTCAAATGCACGAAGTGACTCATCACGCTGTGGAGCAATGTTAAAGTCTCGCTTCATAGCAATCATCAGAGCTTCTGGAGCAAATACAGCACCTTTAGCGTCATCATTGCCGTCAACAGTGATGTTGGCAGACTCATAAACATTAATGCCAGCGATAGTACCGACATAACCGTTACGCATTGCTTCGTTCTGCAAGTCGCCACCATTGGGGTTAGCAAAGGTGTTAGTTAGGTTGGCTTTCAACTGGTACGCTTGGAAAGGGTGTACAACAGCATTGATAGTGCCAGTGATCTTGTTAGCGCGTAGAGTAGCAGCAGCCTTAAACAAGTCAGCGACAGTAATCTCTGCACCAGCAGCACCTATAGAACCAGAGAAGCTGTCAAACAAGGCGATTAGGTCAGTATCGATTTTGGTGGCGATAGCGTTACCTAGAACAGTACCTAACTCAACGGCAGGGTTGCCGTCTCCGTAGGTAGCCATGTCAGTTAGCAGAACCTGTGCGCCTACTTCGCCAACAGTTACAGAAACTGAGCTAGTAGATACAGTGGTGCTGGTCATGTCAGTGCCTTCGGTCAAGTTAGCAGCAGCAATTGCTGGGTACTTAGGAACCTGAATAGTCTTTCCAGCGGTGGCTTGAATGTTGTACTGAGTAACTAGACCCAGCATAAGTGATTGCTCTTCTGCGGTAAAACGCGCCTGAGCTACGATATTTACAAATAGATCGTCAAGTGTTGTTGAAGTTGTTGCAGCCATGATAATGCCTCTAAATAAAATTAAATTGTGGTTTGGTGGTTACTTTTTCTTCATAGCAGCAAATGCTTCTTTGCCGCCAGTTTCCCAGTTTGCAACCATATCTGCCACAGATTGAGGCTTCTGTGTCGAGCCACCAGCGTTACCCATCGAGCCAGTGCCACCTTGTGAGGCTTTGACCATGTGCGGATTTACTGTCAAGAACTCCGTTACCATTTCATTGACTGATAACAAATCACCGCTGTCATTGTATCGCGGTGTGCCGTTATCGTCTAGCACCTCAACATTGCCATCATCTGACAGGCGAGTATTGCTTTTGAGTAACTGAGAAACTTGATTTGGATTTACAGCGTTATTATTGGAAGCAGCACCTAGTATCGCTCCATCAACCAGCGTCTGTTGCAGCTTGCTTTTATAACTCTGTATCTCCATGTCTTTCTTTTCAACCGTTTGCTTCAACACTTTATCGAACTCTCCGCGCTCTTTCTGTCGCTCTAACTCTGCTGCTTCTTTTTTAGCTAACAGGTCTTTAGCTTCATCAAGGTCAACGCCAGATAGTCTTTTGTCGAACTTTCGCTGCTCTCTCGCAACACGATCAGCAACAATGCGATCTAGTTCTTCCTGAGTAAAGGTCTTGCTTTCCTGAGTTTCTACCGCCACAGTTTCAGTCTCTGCTTCTGTTTCCATGATTTCATCGCTCATGTCGCGTGCCTCTTAAAGAGTATTGGTGAATCGTTAGTCTAGCATAAATTTACTTTTTGGTTTTTTTCTTCTTTTTCTTTGGTCGTCCTACTTTGCTACCGTATGTACCTTTACCTTGTGGCATTATAATTCCTCTTCAAATACTGGTCTAAATTGATGTCCACAGTTATAACCACCGCGAACGATGAAAGGGTCACCAGCGGCTTTACCAGCCCAACTGCCTGACCACAAATCTTGAATTTCTTCATCAGTAAATGTTTCGCCTTCATGCTCTCGACAAAAAGGTCTAGACGTTGCGATTATACGCCCAACATACTTCCACTTAGTTGCGCCAGATTCTTTACCTATTGCAGTGTTAACCGATGCATCGAACTGCATAAGGCTGTCATGCACCTGTTGTTTTGCATATTGAGAAAGCCTGCCGCCTGCTACCTCTTTTATCACCTGAACACTTGCAGCAAAACTAGCACCTGTTAGCGTGTTCCTGTATACCTCTCGGCTAATAGCATCCAGATACTCTGCGCCTATATCTTGGAAACCTTGAAACTGCAATGACTGCAACTGGCTAATTATGCGTGGATCAAGTTGCGTAAAGGTGCCGTATGTTCCCAGCATTTCATAGGTACTGGCAGCAACAGCCGTATACTCTCTGATTATCCTGTCTACCTCAGCAAGATACTCTTCCTCAACTATCTGGCGTATCTCAGCCCTTGCCTGAATGGCCCACTCTAAGTCGAATAGGTTGCCATCCTGCAAAGGTGCAGTAGCAAGCAAATCAGCAATGCGTTGCTCTAGCGTTACCAGTGCTGCGGCCAACTGCCTTTGATGGGCATCGGCTATCTGGTTAAGCTCTTCAACGTGATCAACGTCTGCTGGCATTAGCTTTCTTCAGTTACCTGCTCGTTGAATTGTCCTAGCACCTGCGTGCCAGACTCAATCTCAGAGTGCGCTTTTGCTAACATTTCATCGTCAAGAATTAAGTCGCTTATCTTCTTGTCGATCTCCTGCGATAACGTAACAGACTTAACGCCTGTGGCTCTCATCTGCTGCAAGAACATTAATTCTTTATCATAGTCACGCAGGTCGAATGCGTCTGGGTAGAATATCTCAACATCAGGGGTGACATCCTGCCAATCACAGAACAACAGCCATAACTGCTCTTCGGCTAACTCTAGCAAATCAGCTTTCTCTGACAGCTTGGCATTAAGCATCTGGAACTCTGTCTGCATAGCCACGCCACTCATCGTCATGGCTTCAGTGCCGCGCACAGCACCCATAGGGCTCATACCGTTGATTAATTCCACCTTGTCAGTTATAGATGCGCGTACAGCGTCTAGGTTCTGACCACTAGGCTGCAACTGGTAGGGCTTAAGCTGTGCATCCATATCATCGGGTAAGTTGATAATCGCTCCAGCACCAGCACTTGCATCAGTGCCAAACGACTTGACTAGAGTTGGGTGGTTAGAGATTCTGATTAGCTGCTCGATCTCTGATAGCTCTTGGTAGATAGCTCTCTGCATATAGGAAGCATCTGATATGTCGCTCAGTCCTATACCTCTAGTTACTGATCTTTGTGCAGGCAAAAATACCGCAGGGATACGGCCCAGCACGTTGTCATCTACTTCTACTTGCTTGTCTAGGTCATTGACAGAGTGCCATAGCTCTACACGGTCTTTGTACCAGACACGGTAATAAGTCTCTGTTGTGGTTTCATCAACACGAATAACACTTTCTCTGACCTTCAGATAATCAAGCTCAAAGCGACCGCTGGCGGTGCGTACATAATTCCAATCTAAGACATTCTCAGGGGTGAACATAGTGACATAAGGTCGGATGTCTTGCTCTAGCTCTTCTGCCTTAGTTCCTGCTGTTGACTTAGGCTTGTCCATCATTATCCACACATGACCATACACGCTTGACCAGATTTGGCATTCCCGCATAAACGCATTAAAGCTGCGGCCATCTAGGTCACAGTCTTCTAAGAATGGCTCTAGGGCAACATTGTTAGTTGCGCTGTTGTATGCCCTTGTGGGCGGCACACGCCATAGAAAGCTGCTGTATATGTGTACGATGTTTTTGCAATGATTGTCGAGCGGTGTTAGATCAAGTCTGCGGTCATAATCTTCAGTAGTCTCAGAAATATAGCGCGTCAGGTATGCGCCATTGAAGTAATCTTCTCCACCCATATAGCTGCGAACATAAAACTCCCAGCGGCTCTCATACTTGTCGTAATCAGGGTGCGTTGTATCTGCGTTCAATCTCATCAAGTCCACCTTTGTGGTTGTGGTGTGGCGTATTCCGTGCGAACTGGGAACAAGTATTCAACTAGGTAGCCGAGGGCATCGTTCATATGATCGTAGCCATCTTCTTTGTTGGGAATGCTCGTTCCTTCTTTGTATGTCTGCCTCTCAAGTGACTTAATGGTCTGCTTGCATTTTGGGCTGATGTACAAATGCCGTTCACCGTCACTCGACAGTAAACGACTGTTCACAGCATTGATCCTATCCCTGACCAATGCGTGCGAGTTCTTCGCCTTAACGCTAAATCCTGCGTTTTGTAAGATCGACAAATCTGTGCGACCACCAGCAGATGTTTTCCGCTGTCTTGATGCTGGGTCTGGATAGACAATTATATTGCGTCTAGGGTATCGGCTTATTATCTCCGCAACCATTTCATCAGTGTTAGACCCGTACATGACTATCTCGTCAACGGCAATCAGCGTCCCGCCTTTACGAATACAGATAACGGCAGACATTGGGTCTAAGTTGAAGTCCATCCCAATGTGGAGTGTACCACTATCGTCATCAATCGCCAATACAGACTCTTCGCGGCTAAACCCGTAATAGATCAGGCCAGCATAGGTCACAAAGGCTGCTTCATACTCCTGCTTAAATGTTCTTTCGTCTAGGTCTTGACGGGCTGCTTCGATCTCTGCCTGCGGTACGTTTCCACCCTCAAGTGTTGTATATTGAAACGACTCCCAGTCATCAGAGTTATGCCCTTGCGCCCATAGATCATAGAAGTGGTTTCTACCTTTAGGCGTACCGATAAACATAGCACCCCCTTGGCGATCAGATAAGCTAGGGCGAATAACCTCATACCAAGCCTCTGGGCGCATATCTGCAAACTCGTCAAGGACAACAAAGTCCAAAGCTCGTCCGCGCAGGTTGTTTGGCTTTTCGGCTCCTTTAAGGCTGATAACAGAACCATTGATTAGCCTAAGTGTTAGAGAGCTTTCGTTAGTTTTGTATATATATTCATGCGGGATAGTATGGACAAGCATTTGCCAAGCAATCTCTTTGGCAGACCCGTAGGTGGGAGCAACATACCATACATTCTTATTCTTGCCTGACACTGCTGCTTTTAGCAGTGAACCTGTAGATAGAAAAGTCTTACCGAACCGCCTGCCAGCCACGACAGAAACAAACCTAGCATCACTGAGGAATATCTCAGTCTGAGGTTTGGTTAGCTGCATTGCTGTCTAGGATAATATTGATTGGTGGTATTTCTTGAACCTCAGCTTCCTGTTCTTTCCAGCCAGCTTGGGTTTTTAAATAGAAAATATTAGCTGCCACGTTACCCGCTTTAGCTAATTGGATCAGATTAGACCCCATACTAGCGCATTGTTTAACCCTTCCTTTTTTATAGGCATCAAAAACTTCAGGCTGTCTTTGTTCTATTGTGCGTAAAGTAGTCTCAGATATGTTGAAATAATCGGCCACTTGCCCCTTAGTAAGAACAGCAGCTAATGCTTCTACTTGAATGACCTGCTCAGGAGTAAACTCAATGATCGGTCTACCTCCACCATCACCTTGATTGCCTATCTTCATAGTGATGCCTTTGATTGGAGCGTACAGGTCGGAGTTGCACCGCCCAGATCAAGGTGGTCCCCTGACTCCTGCTCTTTTGTACGCTTTGGATATGGTTTAGCTAGTTCCAGTATATTCTTTTTAGTTTCTTTGTCCAGCGGCATTAAATAACGATGTTTGCCTTTTGTGTAAAAAATAGTTGCATTTGGGTCTAAGTGTTTTCGAACCTCATCAATTGATTGCTTAACACCTTTGCTATGGACTGACTTTGGATGTGTTTTCTTGCCTTTAATAATAAATGCGCCCATCGAACCAGCATTCATTAGCCCTGAGTAAATCCAATTTGTTGCTTGATATATTCCACCATGATGATTTTGGTCTGCGTCTGCATAACTAACTATTAGTTTCAAACCTTTATTGCTTTTCGCCAAGAATTTAATTGCCAATGCCATTATTTTGCTAACAGGTGTTTTATGTTTTGTCAGTGCAATCCTTACTAACTCACAACCTTGGTCAGCACTTAGCCCGAAAGGTTTTAGCATGTTGTTGTTTGCACCCCTGCCGAATATTACTGCTCCTATATACTTGTCATCTTCCCAAGCCCCAACTTTGACTAACTTTCCTACAGGTATGACCCCACTATAATGCCAGTTTTCACAAGCGTACTTAGCTGCTTCATGACTCGCCCAATCAATCTTAATGCTAGCGTTCTGTGACATTTGAAACCCTCTCACCCCACCTAGATTTTAATGATTTTATTGCTTCACTTAATGAACTATTTTCCATGTTTATCATGGTCACAGGTTTTCCATCTAACATAAAACTAAACTTTTTAACTTTAGTTCCAGATTTTGCTGACTCAAATCTACTTAAAATGTTGCTGTTTTTTTGCTCGAATGTAATGCTCATACTTGCCCCCTCATATCAAATTCTTTGCCGCAGTGCGGACAATCAATCCACTTTGGGTCTAACTCATCCAGCTGGCCTTGTTCTTCTTCAGTTGCTGGGTCAAAGTTAGGCTCTATTGTATTTATTAGGTCTGCCAATACATCATCGTCAAACCCAAGCAAATCAAGGTTGTAGTCTAGCTCGGTTAAGCGGTCCACTTCTACCTTTAACGCATCTAAGTCCCAACCTGCATTCATAGCCAACTGGTTATCAGCTATAACGTATGCCTTTCTCTGGGCCTCTGTGAAGCCCTCTAAGGCAATTGTAGGAACAGTGTGCATACCTAACAGCTGAGCAGCTTGAAGCCGCCCATGCCCTGCTATGATGCCGTTATCCTCGTCTATCAGGATTGGGTTAGTAAAGCCAAACTCTTTTATGCTGGCAGCGACTTGCTGTACTTGTTTCTCGCTGTGCGTTCTTGAGTTGTTTGAGTAGGGGATTAGCTCCCCTGTTTTCTTCCATTCGATAGATTCCATTATTGTTCTGTCCCGAATACTTCTTCTGCCATTGCAGCAAATTCGTTAAAGCCATCATAAGGCTCGTAATTTGACACCTTATCCACCATGTTAGCAACATCATCCTGCCAATCTGTAAGCTCTTGCCGCACTTTATCTCTCGCAACGTCTGTTGTCATCAAGGATTCAATGATCATGTCA